CATACGGGATAAATTCTGTTGTCAGTACTGTAGCAACATGTTCGCAGCCGCTGACTTAACTATTGACCATGTAATACCAAAATCCAAAGGCGGAAAGCTAATATGGGAAAACACTGTCGCGGCATGCGGACCTTGTAATGTTAAAAAAGGTGACAGACCCGTAAGGCCAATAACTAAGCCAGTTAAGCCAACATGGTATCAAATTAACGGCGCTGCATTACACTATGATTTGTACATCCCAGACATGGCATGGCAGGATTTTCTCCACTGGCCTGAAGAAAAACTACACTTAGCAGAGATTGTCACTCTAGAATAGCCCGTTAAATACCTACAGAATTTTATTGATAAATACTTGTATGGATAATATAATAGGCTACACAACTATAAATCAGACAAGCACAAGTTTAAGACTAAAAAACATGGAGCTTGCTAAACAAGATTTAATAAATCATTTCAACATCCGCAAGGGTGAAAAATGGACTGACCCTACATTTGGCAGCAACTTGCCATACTATATCTTTCAACCACTTGACGAAAACACAATTGAACTTATCAATGATGATGTTTATCAAGTTATCTCGTACGACCCTAGATTTGAAATATCAGATACTGAAGTTACAGTGGTCCACGATTCACATACAATAACAGTATCAGTCAAATTAATATATCTACCAACTACCACTGCAACAGATTTGCAGATAAAATTTGATACTGATTTTACTGAACAGGCAGAGTTTTAACATGGCACAAAATACTAGACAATCAAAACTTTTTGCAGCAGAGGACTACGTAGCAGTTTACGAATCATACATTAATGCAAACTTACAAGCATTTGACTATGACACTATTCGTACTGCAATGGTCGACTATGTGCAAAGCACTTATCCAGAGAATTACAACGACTGGATTGAATCAGCAGAATTTGTAGCACTACTTGACGTAGTTGCACAAATGGGACACAACTTAGCATTTAGAGTTGATCTTAACTCCCGTAACAACTTTTTAAGCACAGCAGAACGACAAGAGAGTGTTTTTAAGTTAGCTGAATTTATTGGATACACTCCACGACGCAACGTGTCAGCGTTTGGCGAGATGAAAGTTATAAGCGTAAAAACAAATGAACCTGTAATTGGTAGTGCAGGAACAAGTTTAGGCGGCAAAGAAGTAAGATTTGAATCAACTAGTAATGTAAACAACTTAGATGATTTTATTGCTGTAATGAACAGCGTACTACAATACGGCAATCAATTTGGTAGCCCAAAGAAACAAACAACAGTTGGTAACATTACACAACAATTTTACGAACTAAACAACAAGCCGAAACAAATCAAGTTTGACATTACAGGACTTGCAAATGGCGATAGTACACAATACAATATTGTAAGTGTTGATTATGCTGACAATATTGTTTATGAAAAATCTCCTAATCCAAATGGAAGCTTTGGTGTCTACTATAAAAATAGTGGCCGCGGATTGTCTGACAAGGACACTGGTTTCTTCTTTGGAGTCAAAGAAGGTGGATTACAATTTAAAGACATTAAGATTGATAAGCCAATTGACAATCAAACAATTGATATTAATGTAAACGATATTAATAATAGCGATGTATGGGTACAGACTATTAACGCGCAAGGCGCCATTGTAAAAGAATGGACAGGTGTTAAAAGTGTAGCGTACAATCCAATTATTGCAACTAACAGAAACATTTTTAGTGTAAAAACTAGAAAGAATAATCAAGTATCAATTAATTTTGCAGACAGTGCATTTGGTAATTTACCAATTGGCATTATCCGTGTATGGTTCCGTGTAAGTAAAAACGAGTCATATACAGTACGCCCAGATGATTTAACAAACAAAAAAGTTACAGTAAATTATACTGGACTAGACGGCAATACATATGTAGCATTGTTTACTTTGCAATTGAAAACAAGTATTACCAACGCTAGTTCATCAGAAACATTAGACAGCATTAAACAAAATGCACCGCTTGCATACGCAAGTCAAAATAGATTAGTAACGGCAAATGATTATAATACATTGCTTACTCAGCAATCATCAAATGTAGTTAAAGTAAAAAGTGTTAACAGAACATTCAGTGGACATAGTAGATATGTTGACTTTACAGACCCAACAGGCGAGTATAGTAACTTATTGCTAAACGGCACAGATGGAAAGTTGTATCAGTCAACTGTAGTTAAAACACAAACAACAGTCACAGGACAAAACAAAGATTACATCTATAAGAAATATGTAAAAACTCAGTTAGCTGATTTTGATCTTATTAACTTATATTATACTAAATTCTCAACAGCATTTGATAATCTAAAAACAGAATACGCATATGATGAAACAGTTAGCGGATACCAATGGAATGCCCCTGGTAGTAGCTCTTATAATGCAAACACAGGTTACTTGTCAGACAACACATCTGGTGCAAAACTACGTGTAGGCAAGTCACAGACTAATTACTTACGCCAGTTTAACGTTGGCGCTCTAATTAAATTTGTTGCACTAGACGGCACTGTAACATGGGCTAAAGTACTAAACGTATTTGCATATGGATTGGGTGTAGATCTTGATGGATCGCAACTTGGACAACCAAGTGGATTACGATCAAACGGATTGGGCGCAATAACACTTGATAAGAATGTACCAACTGGTAGTATCATTGATATAATTATACCTAGCTTTAATCGCTTGTTTAAGACCAGAGAAGCAAATATTATTAAAGCATACATTGATTCAAAGAAAACATTTGCAATTAGATATGATTATAAAAATCAAAGTTGGGAACTAGACAACAACCCTGCCGCATATACATCAACGTATCCAGCTATACTTAATAATACAGATGATTCTTGGTTAATGTATTTTGAATTCGCTGACCAGAAATATAATATATACACACGCACACTTAGATATGTCTTAGAAAGTGCAAGTGTTGCATTTACAAATGTTAGTTTAACAGCAGGACTTGATTCGCTTACAAAGAAAAAAGCACAAGATACTATTAGCTTTACTGGCGTATTAAATGGAGCAATTGCTTCACTTGGCAAAATGTATGTAAGCGGAATAGAACAAGACGCAAATGGTGTAATTGATCCATCTCATGTATTCTTGTCAATTGTAGATGACAACGCTGATAGTAGACCTGACAACCCACTAGTGTTCAGGGAGATAGTTGACCCAACTAACATTTACCCAACTAGAGTATCACAAACTGATTTAAGATTTGAATGGCGCCATTATGCAGCAGACAGGGAGATAGTTGATCCAAGTTACACAAACATAATTGATGTGTACGTACTTGATAAAACGTACGACACTGAATATAGAAATTGGCTATTAACAGATTTAGGATACGAACCAACTCCACCTACAAGTGATGCATTAACAACTAACTTTGTAGGAGTTGAACAACAAAAAACAATCAGTGATACAGTGATTTACAAACCAGTTAAATACAAGACATTGTTTGGACCTTCTGCGATTTCATCACTACGTGCTACGTTTAATGTAGTAAAAGTCAAAGGCAGTAATGTAGTTGACAGTGAAATAAGATCAGCAGTTGTAGCAGCAATAGCTACATTCTTTGATGTAACAAACTGGGACTTTGGTGAGACTTTTTACTTTACTGAACTTGCAGCATTTGTACACAAAGAGTTAGCAATGTCAATAAGCAGTTTTGTTATTGTACCACAAGGTTCATCTAGCGTGTTTGGTCAGCTATTTGAAATAACTCCAAGCATTGATGAAATGTTTATACCTGATGTTAGCGTCGACGATATTGATATCGTTAGTAACGTCATTTGAAATAAAAACTAGGATAATATTTAATGTCTAAGAAAAAAGCAGGAAGTTATAATACTCCACAGATGAAAGCGTCTAGTCTAATACCTCAGGTTTTCAATACTGATGTAAACAAGAATTGGCTAGATAGTACACTTGATAGAATGATTTCAAAAGGTACGTTAAAAAATGTGGAAGGCTTCATTGGAGACGTGTCAGGCAAGAACCGATCAGTGAATGATGTGTATTTGCCAAGCACTGACATGCTGTCAACGATTACAGTAAGAGATAAAAATAAAAACTTAATAGACGCAATTACAGTAGACGACATTGCAAACGCTATTAATGTAAACGTTAGCGCATATAATTACAACGCAGCATACGCAACAAAGCAATATGGTTATTATCCTCCAATTGACACTCATAAGTTTATTAACTACGCAAGTTACGCATGGGTTGATCAAATGCCAACATATGAAAGTATACGAACATTAAGTGATCCAACAAACATATTACATTCACGCAATGGTAACTATGCAGGATTCAGCGATGTAATAAACCCAATCGACCTTTCAGCTGATCAATTAACATATATACTAACTGATAACAATAATACATTTAATCTTAGAGACCAGATGCATATAAAGTTTACTGGCAGTGGCTGGCATGCAGATGCACAAAACTACACATACGCAGTGTCAGGGACAGGGACAAGCATTAAGCTTACTCCAATTTATAATTGGACAACACATACAACTATATTACCAAGAACAACAAAAACAACAGTAACAGTTGGCGGCTTATGGGATGAGAAAATCGCAACATTAATTGATCCTAATGTAAGTAGTTCATTTTGGACAACACATAATCTAACAACACCAACAGACATGCTTGCACATTACAATGCAGACGCAACAAGATTGCCATTGTTTGATGGGTTTACATTTACGTCTGCAGAATCAAACAAAACACAGTTTGTAGTTGGCGACCTTATTGCATTTAGTCAAGAATGGAATCTTAACGAAGTAGAACACCATAAGCTATATTACACTACACGCACAGAAGCAGGCGATATTGCATTTGTATTATTAATTGATGCAACAGAAACAGCTACCGGATTTACACAATCAATGGCAGCAGGCACAACAGAGGCTGCAATAGCAACATACAAAGATAAACTAAAAGGCTGGGATACTTCACACTATGATAAGTCAGTTGTGATATTTACAGAAAAGGATTACGTTGTATCTTCTACTAGCAGTGTGTTCAATACTGCCTGGAGCAGAAATAATAAATGGACAAACGTAGACACACTTAAATTAATAAACGATTTAGTGTATGGCGGCATTAATATAGAAGAGTTAACAGCACAGAAGAATATTGCATCACGTCCAATTGTCGAGTTCGAAGGCAACATGAACTTATGGGATTGGGCTTCTTATAGTCCTACTCTTGCTAAACAATGGCTGGGCATAGTTGACTTTGCAGTTGAAGTTGGATCAAGTCTTGCTGTACTATCAGAAGTACAAGTTGGTCAAACTGTTATATTCATAAACGAAGACGGCACATCAACTGATACAAACGTTTACACAATAGCAAGCAAATCATTTGATGCCTCTACTAGTACTTGGACTATAACTAAATCAGTTACAGCCGTGCTAGAAACAAACCACACAGCATATATTAGATCAGCACTACCAGACACAATGGATAAAGCTTGGTCAAATTCAGATGCATGGTGGACAGGCGCGAAGTGGAGTACTGGTCAGCAACGCATTAACATTAATCAAATGCCATTATTTAGGTTGTACGATACAAGTGGCACACCACTTGAGGACCTGCCTGGGTCTGCATTTGCAGGCAGTCGCGTATTTAATTACAAAGTTGGCAGTGGACTAACTGACAAGGAATTAGGATTTGCTCTTGCATACAAAGACGTCAACGGCATTGCAGAATATCAATTTGAAAATTATATTCTAACAGAAACTCAATACCAAAGTGTTACTTCTCAGTTTAGCAAAAAAGTAAATCAGTACCGCAAAATCGATGGCACATACTTGTTTAAGAACAATAATTTATTAAGTAGTGTGTACAAGCAAAGCGAAAAAGCCAATGCTGCAGAAACACTTATAACAGTTGATGTAACTGATCTAACAACTGATCTAACAATAAATGTTGGGTCTAGCACATGGTTACCAACTGATCACGAACTTATATTACACCAAGCATTAAAAAATGAAAATCAGACTTGTGTAATAACAGAACTAAAAAATGGAACATATCTTGATAAAACTAATGTTGACCATAACTTTGTTTATGTGAATAAAGGATCAACTACAATACATAATAATTTACTCAATTCAGCAGTTACAATTAAAACTGTAAGCGGAGTAGACGTTCCACGTACTACACCAACTGCTGACCAAGCAGACAATACTATTGTGATAGATTTATCTTCTTACAATGAAAAGATTGTTATCGCACCAGTTGATGCAACAATCAATGGTACCTACACACTTATACCAACTAACAAACAAGATAGCCTATATCACACTGTTAACGTAAATGGAGTGTTTCTAGGAACAGACAAATATACAATTAACGCAGCTAATATTGTAGTCGCTAAAGAACACATTGCACTAGGCGATGTAGTTGATGTGAGATATTATGATAATAATGTTAGCAACAATACATTGAACATTACATCACCTGATACGATTAAAAGTAACCCAACAAATAAATTACTAACCACATTCACAATGAGCGAGACATTTTCTCATTGGAAGAATATGCTAGAAAACACACCAGGATTTACTGGAAATGTATACGGCACTAACAATTATTCGCAGTTGTTTAAAGGCAATTACTTAGGCGGTGAGATTTTTGTCCACAAAGATATTAGTATCATAAGTGATGCATTGTATGCAAGCAGTGTTGTGAGTGTAACAGATGCATTAAACTCTGCAGGTGTAGAATGGGATAACTTTAGAAATAGATTTAGAAACCAAGTTGTTAGAATGTATGGAAAGAAGAACTATGCATCCGTGAAAAGTTTAGTTGACGATGTACTAAAATCAATAACTATCAATCGCAAGGGCGGAAAGTTATTCTCAACATCAAACATGGCATACTACACAAAAGCAGTTGTACAAGAGTTTGAAATTGCAGCAGGAGTAGCTCCTACACTTACACTAGATGATAACATACACAGTGATGATAACATACAAGATCACGTTTATGTATACGTAACAGATAACGTAGGTGGTGTTCTGTTAACGCATATGTTACAAAAAGATGTTGATTACACACAGGCAGGTAGTACATTAAAATTTGATTATATACCAGTTGCAATGCCAGCAGGACCGCTTCCAGTAATAGCGGTATATCATTACGCAATGGACGATGCATCTTATATTCCACCAAGTATTACTAAACTGAAAATGGCACCAGGTTGGGTTCCGCATGCAGCTCCTACTAATGTTTTAATAGGACACGACGGGTACCAATGGGATATTAACCCAGGCAGCGATTTAACTAACATGAACTCTGCACAATTTGATCCAATTAACGCAGCGCAACTTGAACTTGAGTTGAGAATATATGCCGGCTTAGTTGTAACTGATAGCATTAATACAGAACGTGAAAACAATCAAACTGTGCAATATGCATCTGCTATATCTTATATGC